GCGTGACAAATGAAGCTGAAGGACTGGCTGCTGAAGAAGTACCTGCCCAGCTGGGCGGTGCTGGAATACGGCGACGCGCTGGCGGCGGCGCAGAAGCGTGTGCGGGAGCTGGAGGCGGAAAACCGCACGCTGCGGGCATACATCAACGGCGTGGAGCGCGGGCTGCGGGCAAAGCAGCCGGAAATTCGGATCGAAAGGAGTGACGGCGGATGAACGCAGTCGTAAGGGCGCTGTTTGACGACGCCGCCATCACAGGGGCGCAGGCGGCGGGGCTGAAGGACACCAGCACAGCGGCTATGCGGGCGGCGGTGCGGGAGTGGTTCGAGCTGTTCTTCATGCGTGAAGCGGTGAAGGGCAAGGACGAAGACCCGGCGCAGCGCATCCCCTACACCATCACCAACAAACTGACAAAGGCTTGTTTTGCGGAGTACGATTCCAGCTTTACGGAAAACGGCACCGGAAAAACGGCGTGGCTGGACGGGCAGCGTAGCCTCATTGACGCCGAAAAGCAGGACGTGCTGCAGTGGGTCATGGTGGGCGGCGAAGGCTTTTTGAAGCCTGCACCGGACGGCACGGGGCGGCTGGCCTACCATGTGGTAAGGCGCGACTGCTACAACGTACTGGCCCGCGGGCCCCGCGGCATCACGGACGTGCTGATGAGCGAGCGGAGCCGGGCGGGCTCCGACTACTACACGCTGCTGGAACGCCGGACTGTGGATGGCAGCGGGTATCTGACCATCCGGTACAAGCTGTATGTGTCGGAAAACAGCAGCACACTGGGGCATGAGGTGCGGCTGGACAGCCTGCCGCAGTATGCGGCGCTGGCCCCGGAGCACACCTACAGCGTGCCCTTCGGCGGGCTGGGCATGACCTACATCCGCATGCCGATGGCAAATAACGTGGACGGGAGCCCAGACGGTGTGAGCGTGTACGAGGGCGCGGTGCAGCTGATCCACAACATCTACAAAAACGAGTACCAGCTGGGGCGCGAGTTCGAGCTGGGGCGCAGCCGGATCGTGGCGGGCTCGGATATGCTTATGACGCCGGGCCCGGAGGGCGGCGTGATGCGGCTGAAGGACGACGTGTTCGTCGGGCTGGACGGCGACGCCAGCGTGGGCATGACCATCTTCTCCCCCACGCTGCGGGATGAGAGCTTTGAACGGCGCAAGCAGAGCTATTTAAAGGCGTGTGAGAATATCATCGGCCTGAAACGCGGTATATTGTCGGACGTGGAGGCTGTGGAGCGCACGGCAAAGGAGATCAGCAGCAGCGAGGGTGACTACAGCCTGTCGATCATGGACCTGCAGCGGATGTGGTACGACGCACTGATGGAGACGCTGCGCATCACGAACCTGTGGGGCCAGGCGCTGGGGCTGTGCGACGCCCAGGCTGTGGACCTGGAGCAGCTGCTGAGCGTGAGCTGGGGCAACGGCGTTTTGTACGACGCGGACAAGGACTGGGCCGACACGCTTTCGATGGTGGAGGCCGGCCTGCTGAAGCCTGAACTGGCGCTGGCAAAAAAATACGACCTGCCCTGTGAGACGCCGGAAGACCTTGCAGCCATCCGGGAGAAATACATGCCGGAAATGGCCCAGCTGACCGCCCAGGCCGGGCTGAGGTGACGCCATGGCGCTGACACCGGATGAGATCGACGGGCTGCGGGAATTGATCCTCGCCGTTTACGGCCCCGTCACGGAGGAGCTGCTGCGCGATTTGTGCCGGTGCATTGCCGCCGCCGGGCAGATATCGTCCGGCGATGAATACAAGCTTTTGCTGGCAAAAAGCCTTGCGGGCGCGGACGATGTGATCGCGGACACGCTGCGCAGGCAGACGGACCTCACCGACGACGCGGTGGCGCAGCTGATGCGCTGGGCCGCCGAGAAGACCGCGCCGCTGGAGGAAAACGAAAGCCTGCGGAACATTGCCGAAGCCTATGTAAAGGCGACGCGCAAGGAAGTGGCCAACGTGCTGGGCCAGCTGGCCGCGGCGGATGTGGACGGCCGTGTGTACCCTATTAAAGATGTATACCGGCGCACGATGGACTATGTATTCCGTCAGGTGTCCAGCGGCGCAAAGACGCCGGAGGAGGCTGTGCGGCGCGCCACGCTGCGCTTGTGGCAGCGGGGCATCCGAACCATCGACCGCTCGGACGGGCGCACTTTTTCCGTGGAGTTCATGGCCCAGCGCGCCATTATGGCGAAGATGGGCGAAATGACCACGGCCATCAACGAGATGCACCACGACGACGGCGGGTGCGACGGCTGGGAGATCAGCGCGCACAGCGCGTGCGCGCCGGACCATGAACCCATCCAGGGGCGGCAGTACAGCGATAAGGAATACAGGCGGCTGAACAGCCGGCTGCAGCGGCGCATCGGCACGCTGAGCTGCAAGCACATTGCCTGGCCCATCAAGCTGGGCGTGGACAGTCCCCAGTGGACGGAGGAACAGCTGGCGGAGATAGCACGGGAAAACGCGAAGGGCGTCACCTACGAGGGCCGCCACTACACCCAGTACGAAGCCACACAGCAGCAGAAGGCGCTGGAGAACAGCATCCGGCAGTGCAAGGACCGTATTGCCGCGGCGCAGGAGGAGGGCAAGCTGGGCAGCGGAGAACTGCGCAGCAGCCGCATCCTCCTGCGGCAGCTGAATGCGGAATACAAGCGGTTTTCGGCTGCGGCCGGGCTGCGCACCGCGCCGGAGCGGCTGCGGGCGGCGGGGCTGGGCCGGGCGCTGAAACCGGACGGCACGCTGGAAATGCCGCGTCCTGCGGGTACGCTCACAGGCAGCGGAGGCAAGCTGGATGTGGAAGAAGCCCGGAAAAGCTATTCCGCGTATCTTGACACCTTGACGGATGCGCCGGAAAAGAATATGGTATGGTTAAGACATTTTACGGAAAAAAGTCCGACTGGATACGAAGAAGATCCCACACTGGCTGCCCCGTTTGCATATTCGGCAAAAAAAGATAAAATTTTGTACAACCCGAATGCCCCCGGCTTTGCGGAAATGGATTTCGATTTTGCCAACACCCATGAAAACGCACACCGCGCGGACGTAATGCATATGAGGTCATACAGAAATGAAGGCTTTAAGCGTGCCGCACAGCTTGCGGGCGAAAAAATTTTGAAAAACATGGAGGGCTATCAACGGGTGGCGCAAAATATACGCAGTAAACCGTTGAAGGATGTGTTCAGCGCATTGAGCGCGGGAAAACTATATACAGCATTTGGCCATTCGGTCGAATACTGGGAAAGGAACCCGTCGTTTACATTCACGGAGATTTTTGCTGAATTGTTTACTATGGAAACGCAAGGCGATTCGGACCTGTACTTTGTTAAAACGTTGTTCCCGGAGTTGTGGGATGAATACCAGAAGCTATTTTAGGAGGGATTTCTGATGTCTTTGCCTTTTGTACCGGGCATTGCTGAACGCATGGAAGAATTGGGCTATGACCAGCTGCTTCGGGCGTATGAGGATAAATACGGAAAGAAGTATCCGCCGTACCGCATGGAGGTACACAAGGAAGGCGGCCTCGCCTACATGGAAGAGTTGCGCGCGCAATTTCCCGGTGAAGATATCGACGCCCTGATCAAGCAGTACACAGATCCCCGGCCGTACAGCGTGATCCAGAAAGAGATTTTGGAAGAGTTTGAAAAGACACTTAAAAAGCCGCTTTAAACGGCGTGAAAACGGGCATAAAATGCCCATAAAAAGATAGCTGAAGGACCCCTTTTCGGGGGTCCTTTTGTTATGCACATATATATTGTATTTAAAAGGAAGGAGACTGACAACATGGCACTGGAATTTGCCAAAGAGCTTCTTGGCGACGCCTACACCGGGGAGCTGGAAGAAAAGCTGGAGGCGAAGATCAACGAGCTGTACGCGCCAAAGGCGGACCTGGACGCAGCATCGGCGCGTGCCGACGGCCTGCAGGAACAGCTGAACGCTGCCAACGAGGCCATCGGTAAGTTTGAAGGGCTGGACGCGGAGCAGGTAAAGGCGCAAATCGCGGACTACAAGCAGCGCGCGGAGGCGGCGGAAAAGGACCGGGACGAAAAACTGGCGGCCGCTGCATTCGATGCGAAGATCGACAAGGCCCTGTCCGACGCGAAAGCGCATAACCCGAAGCTGGCGCGCGGCGCGCTGGACCTTGACGCTCTGCGCACCAGCAAGAACCAGGATGCGGACATCGCGGCAGCCATCGCGGCCGTGCAGAAAAGCGACTCATACCTGTTCGGCACAGCGGCAGCGGAACCCGCGCCCGCATCCGGCACCGGGACCTCTGCTGTGCCGGGCACGGCGAAATATACCGCCGATGAGATCGCCATGCGCAAGGCTGCGGATCTGCCCGTGGACTGACCGTATCACACACCACACAAAGAAAGGTAAGGTAATCCAATATGGCAAACAACATTGCACTGGCAAAAACCTTCGTCCCCATCCTGGACGAAATCTACAAGCTGGCGTCGCTGACCAGCAAGCTGGACGGCGCTGCGGAGCTGGCGCGGCAGGGCGCGAATGCCAATGAGCTGATCGTGCCCATGCTGAGCATGCAGGGGCTGGGCGACTACAGCCGCAATGACGGGTACGTCAAGGGCGACGTCACCATGACCAACGAGACCATAAAATGCAACTACGACCGCGGCCGTAAGTTCTATGTGGACGCACTGGACGAACAGGAGACCGCGAAAGTGGCCTTTTCCCGCCTGGCCGGCGAGTTCATCCGCACGAAGGTGGTGCCGGAGCTGGACGCTTTCCGCTTCGCATCCTACGCGGGCAAGAGCGGCATTTCCAAGGCCACCGCAGCCGATCTGCCGGACGGCGCTGCGGTGCTGGCGGCGCTGCGTGCAGCCATCACGAAGATGGACGAAGATGAGGTGCCCACGGAAAACCGCCACCTGTTCATCACGCCGACGCTGGACGGCATGATCGCAGACCTGGACACCACGAAGAGCCGTGAGATCCTGACGCGCTTTGCCACAAAGACGCTGGTGCCGCAGACCCGGTTCTATACGGCCATCGACATGCTGGATGGAAAAACCTCCGGCGAAGAGGCGGGCGGTTACAAGAAGGCCACGGGTGCGAAGAACATCAACTTCATGGTGTTCCACCCTTCGGCTCTGATCCAGTTCCAGAAGCACACGGTGCCCAAAATCAAAGGGCCGGAGGACGACCTGGACGGCGACCGCCACATGTTCGGCTACCGCACCGTGGGCATCGCGGACGTGTACGCCAACAAGCTGGCGGGCATCTACCTGCACAGCGCAGCAGAAGCGGGGGCGTAAAATATGCGGACAGTAGGTTTGACTTTTCATGAGGAAACGCAGAGCGCCCCGGCCGTCGAGGCCGGGGCCTCCCTGCCGGAGGCCGGGACGGCCGCACCGGGAACGGGAGCACAAAACCCCGCCCCTGCCCCGGCACCGGAAAAGGCGCTGGAGGATATGACGGTGACAGAGCTGCGCAGCTTCGCTGCGGCGCACGGCATCGACGTGACGGGCGCGGCCAAGAAGCAGGACCTGCTGCTGGCCGTGCAGACGGCGGTAGAACCTTCTGCCGCACCGGCTGAGGCTGTGCCCGGTGAGCAGCCGGAAACGGCCGCGGAGTAATACACGGGAGGGATACGCATGGTAGCGGACAAGGAGTTCTACTATTCCACATACCACGGAAAACTTTCGGAGGCGGACGTGGAGGGCTGCCTGGCCCGTGCGGAGTACATGCTGCACAGTCTGACGCTGGACCGCCTGCAGGACGGAGCCTGGGAGCAGGACGAAACGCTGGCGAAATGCGTGCGCATGGCGCACTGCGCGCTGGCAGACGCCCAGCACGCCCAGGACACGGCCGTGCTGGCGGGCGGCAAAGTGACCAGCGAAAGCGTGGGAAAATGGAGCCGCAGCATCCAGCAGGATGACGAACAATCCGGCAGCTTCGAGCGCCGCTGCCTGCGTATCGCCGCCCAATATATCCCCATCCGCAGCGGGCTGCTGTACCGGGGGGTGAGCGGATGCTGACGCCGAATGCAAGCTGCACGTTGTACCTGCAGACGGGGCCGGGGGCATACACGCGGGTGTATGTCCCCGCCTGCTTCTGGCAGGACGGAGAGGACGGCGTGAGCATCGTCATCCCCGGTGAACTGCCGGAGCAGTACAAGGGCGAAAAACGGGAAAAGGACTACGTGGTGCAAGGCGAGCGTATGGGCGAGGTCACGGACACACAGAGCAAGCGTGAGTTGATCGCAGACAAGCCCCTGACTGTCAAAAACCTTGTGCACTGTGCATTCGGCGGCCTGCCCCATTGTGAGGTGACGACGGAATGAGCATGCTGGAGCTCGACTTTCATTTGCCGGAGTTTGGAAACCTCATAAAGGACCTGGGGCTTGAAGAAGGCGGACGTGCCCAACAGCATCTTGTGAAAAACGTTGCGCGGCGCATCACCAAGTATGTGCCCAAGCGCACATACAGCAGCATTGAGAACGCCATCGCCCAGGGCCAGGAACCGGCCAACGGCCGCATCGTCATCCGCGGCCCGCAGGTCAAGTATCTGTATTTCGGGAAAGTCATGGCCGGGCGCAAGCCGAAACACGTTACAAACAAAGACATCCGGTACACCACTACGTTTAACCGCCTTGCCGGTCCTTTCTGGCTTGAGCGCCTCATGGCTGCCGAAAAAGACCGGATCATTGAGGATGAACGCCGGAACATTTTAGGAGGCCCATAATGGCTGTTTTAAACGATATCCGCGCCCTGTTCGCACAGTGCCCCGCGCTGAAAGATCTGGAGGCGCGCACCGACCAGCTGGAGACGGACGCCGAGGGGTACGGGATCTTCCCGGCCGGTTCTGTCGTCATCGAACAGGATATGCGCGGAGCGGCCACCTGGCAATACAACTTTATCATTGCTGCCACCCGCATGACGGCTGATGACATCATGCGGCTGGATAACTGCAACTTTACAGAAGAGTTACAGGACTGGGTCCAGCAGCAAAACCGCAAGGGCGTCCCTCTTTCCGGGAACGGCCTTTCTTTTGTCTCAATTTCCGCCTCAAACGGAGCCTTTACAGACTGGGACGAAAATTTCCAATATGGTGTCTACAAAATTCAGGGCACCCTGATCTATGAAAAGGAGTGACGAAGCATGCCTGGAACATATATTACCCCCATGACATGGAACCGCCGCTGGTGGATCGACCTCAGCGCAAACGATTCGCCCCAATGGGCGGAGGTTTCCGTCGGCATCACATCCCGCGGCAACAGCATCAACGAACAAAGCCAGGAATACTACGACATGGCGGGCCGGGGCGTGGCCGAAAGCGAGGTCACGGGCGTGAGCGTATCCCGTACCTTCACCGGTTTCCGCAGGTTTGGCGACGCTGCGCAGGACGCCATCATGGACCGCCTGTACGACCTCGACAACCGGAAAGTCAAGTTCATTGAGTGCTACGACAATTTGGGCAGCGGCAAGCCCAACGGCCGTCAGGGAGAGGGCGTGCTGTCCATCACGGACGATGGGTCCGGCGACGCCCAAAACCGCGAAAACATCAGCTTCGGCCTCAAGATCCTGGGCACTCCCCAAAAGGGAACTGTTACCATCGGTGAGGACGGCACGCCCACGTTTTCGCCGCAGGCCGCAGAGGCAAAGGCGGCGTCGAAATGAGCGCGGGGTTTGAGTTCGCCAAAAAGCACGAGATCACCATTTGCGGCCGCGCATACCCGTGCGATATCTCGGACAAACGGATGCTGGAAGGCGTTACGCGGGATTTTCCCCGCGTGCTTCAGGCCGCGCAGGCATTCTGTGCGATGGACGCCAAACTGAAGCCCGGCGGGCAGGACGGACGGAGCACGGACACCATGGCACAGGAGGCGCTGAAAAAATTTTCGGACGCCGTAGCCATGTGCCGCGCCTTCATCGAGGGTACGCTGGGCGTTGAAGAATACCGGGAGATCTTCGGCGGCCGCCCGGAGAACATCAACGAACACATCAGCCTCTGTGCGTACATTTACGGCGAGGTCATGGGAGGACGCCGGGAGGTCGTGGAGCAGTTCCTGATCCCGGAGCTGAAGGAGGCGGTTGCGAATGTATCCGGCAATTCTGGAGCTGCCGGACCAGATCCTGGGCCGAAAGGTGCCGACGGACTGGGCCTGGTGGATGAAGTATGTGGGAACGGTGCTGGCGTCTGACCTGACGCCGGAGGAACAATTCGACGTCATCCTGCTCAATACATTCCGTGAAATACCGCAGAATGAAGCCGGGCACTTCCAGGGGGTGCTCGACTTCTATTTTTGCGGCGATCCGCCCCATGGGGATGAGCCGGCCCCGCCGGAACGGCTCCTGGACTGGAAAAAAGACGCGCTGCGCATTTGGGGGGATTTCCGCGTATACGCGGGCATCGACCTTTTCACAGCGCGGATGCACTGGTGGCAGTTCATGTCCATTTTCCGCAGCTTGCCGCCTGAGAGCCAGATCAAGAATGCGATCTATTACCGCAGCGTGGATATGCGCAGGATATCCGACCCCAAAGAGCGGGAGCGGTATGCGGACATCAAGCGCGCTGTGGCGCTGGACCCGGTAGATTATGAGGCCGAATACGACGCGGCCATGGCAAGGAGGGATATGTGTGCCGACAACAGCTTCGGATGATGGCGTCGTCCTCGGCCTGAAGTTTGACATCAGCCGTGTGAAGCAGACGCTGGATCAGGTCAAAAACATGGTGCAGGGCATGGCTGAAGATTCCGCGAAAGCCGTGGCCAAAACAGATGACGCACTGGAAAAAGCGCGGAAAAATGCTGAAAAGTGGAAGATCGAACCGACCACAAAGGGCATCGAGGCTGCGCAGAAAGAGCTGGATATCCTCAACGCCACGATCGTGAACCAGCAGAATGAGCTTTCCAACTGTGAGCGGGAACACGAGCGCCTGGCCGATAAATACGGCGAGACCAGCAGCCAGGCTCTGAAGCTGGAAAAACGCATGCTGAGCCTTCAGGCCTCGATCGAGAAAAACACAAAAAAATCCGATGATTTCGGTGCGGCTTTGGCGGACGCACAGGACGTTATGGATGCTGCATCCGGTTCCGCTGAAGACCTTGAGAAAAACGCCAAAGGCGCGGGCAAGGGCATGGAGGACGGCGGCAAGGGCGCAAAGACATTCGATGTAGCCCTTGGCACGCTGGCCGGCAATGCGCTGAGCGCGGTGATCAGCAAGTGCGGCGAACTGATGGAGCAGACCAAGGAGCTGCGGCGCGACCTTTCTTTCCTGGAGCAAAATGCCAGGGACGCCGGCATGGGCATGGAACAGCTGCACAACAAGGCCGGTGAGCTCTATGCCGTCACAGGCGACACCAATGAAGTGGTGGAGGCGCTTTCCAACATCCTTGCCACCGGCTTCAATGACGCGGACAAGGCGTATGAGGTCATTGACATGCTGGCGGGCGCGGTCGTCAAGTTCCCGGAAACCATGAAAATTGAATCTCTTGCCGATTCTCTGCAGGAGACTATCGCCACCGGCGAGGCCGCGGGCCAGTTCTCCGAGCTGCTCGGCCGCCTGGGCGTGGATGTGGAGAAATTCAACGAACGTCTGGGCCGGACACGCTCCGAGGCCAGCCGCCAGAACCTTGCTTTGCAGACGCTGCGCAAGGAAGGGCTGGACGAACTATGGGAGAGCTACAAGACCGGGAACTCCGATATGATCGAGGCCGAGAAGGCCAACTACAACCTGCAGCTGCGGTATGTGGAGCTTGCGAAAAGCATCGAGCCCATCGAGACAAAAATTAAGACGACCTTTGCTCAGGTGCTGCTGGATCACGAAGACCAGATACTGGCCATCGTGGACGCAGCGGGTGACATCATCGGCGTAGGCGCGGACGTCATCGGGTTCCTGTCGGAGCTGAATCCGGCAGTGGTGCTCGTCAGCGGCGGGCTTGCGCTGATCGCCGTAAAGGCGGCGGGCACGGCCCTGGGCATGCGTATCGTGGCCACGGGCACCGCTTCAGCCACGAAAGCGCTTGCCGCTGCGGGGCCAACAACAGCCGCGGCCGGTTCCCAGTTCGTTATGCTGGCGGCGGACCTGCTGATGGTGGGCGCTGCGGTGTTTTTGGTGACATCCGGCATCGCCATGCTGATCAGCGCGATCCGCGGCGTGCCCATGATCAACACCGGTACGATACAGGTGCCCAGCATGGGCGAGCTGCAGGCGCAGGTCGGCGGTGCAGGCTACGCCCGCGGAACCCGTTCTGCCACACCCGGCTGGCGCTGGGTGGGAGAAAACGGGCCGGAGCTGATGCGCTTTACAGGCGGCGAGGCGGTCTATACCGCCGAACAATCCCGCGCCTTAATATCCGCGCAGGGCGGCGGTGCCACTTTCGTGGACAACAGCCAGAACATCTTCAAGGTGGATGACATTGAAACGTATGTGGCCATTAAGCGCATGCTTGAAAACGAGAAAATGACCGTCCGCATGGGACTGGCACGGCGGTAGAAAGAAGGCGTTGATACATGGGACAGTATACCGTATACTGCAACGGTTCGCAAAATCTGAAGAATCTGTCCGGCGGTGTGGGTGAGCTGCGCATCGACAACCTGGGTGCAGACAAGGCGGACTGGGGCTGGCTGTTTTTTGATAAGTCTCCGGTGCCTTCCGGCGAGGTCCTTGATTCCGCATCCGTACTTGCGGTGTACTGCCATGCGCCGTACCCCCTCAGCCTGATCCTTGGGCAAATTGCAGGCCCGAGCTGGAACGGCCCCGAATGGAAGATTACCTCCGGCGGGGTAAGGGGCGCTGGCAATCTCTCGTGCCAGATCGGCATTACGACCGAGAACCAGACAGGCTCCGCCCGATTTTGGGTGAACGGCTCGGACCATTTGCCCTATGCGACGATCCAGACCCATGCGGGCAAGATAACGCCATCCGGCTATTCCCCAGCCAACACGACGATCAAAAAAGGGTTTTACCACCGTTTTTTCTGGAATGTCACGGCGGAGAAGCCCATCAACGGCGCGCTCACCATAGCGTATTCGGACTTCAAGTACCGGGCCAAAGGTGCCAGTGCATGGACGTCTGTCCGCGTACCCGGACCCAACACATACATTGACTTCGACACAGGGCTCGTTCCCAATGCTGCCGACCCCGGCATGGAATGGGAGGTCGTGGTCACGTCCAGTTCCGGCGCACAGGCGAGCGGCGGGTATGCTACGGTGCAGTTCCAAAGCACGGCTGTCCGGCTGACAGATCTGACTCCTTCCAGCCGGGCCACGACCTACAAGGGCTTTGCCGTCAATTTTTCATGGGGCCTGAGCTACACGAAGCCGGACGACCTGTCCGGCTCCATCCGGCAAGTATCGGCAAAGCTGCGCTGGCGGAAAAACGGTGCTCCGGCGTACACAGAATATATCGTCAACAACGCCACACAAGGCTACACGATCCCCGCGGGCGTGCTCCCTGCCGGGGACATCGACTGGCAGGTCGAGGTAACGGACACAGGCGGCGGGACCACTGCAAGCAGCTGGACCACCTTCAACAACAAGGAACTGCCGGTCACGCCCACAGACTTGTATCCGGCGGACGGCGGCCGCGTGCTGAAGCACCAGGTCAACCGCTTCGGCTGGTCTGTCACAGCGGAGGGAGCCGAGGATGCGCCCGGCGAGATCGTCCAGACTTCGGCCGTGCTGCGCTGGCGCACACAGGGACACCAGGACGTCAAAAGTGTCTCCATCAGCGGTGCACAGATCTGGCACGACTTCCCGGCAAATACATTCACTGCGGACGATATTGAGTGGCAGGTAGAGGTGACAGCCAACACCGGCGCTACAGGAGTCAGCGAGTGGATACATGTCAACACCCAGGACGCGCTGAGCACGCCCGTGTGTGTCTCCCCTGTGGGCGCTATTGTGGAAGACACACAGGGTGTCACCTTCGTGTGGCGGCATGAGATATCCACCGGCACGGCGCAGACCGCCTACGAGCTGCAGACCAGCTCCAATATGGGCGGACAGTACACGACACTCAGCACAGCGGAAACCGACGCCTCCAGCTTCGCCACCCCCGCCGGACAGTTTGCCCAGGGCGCCCTCATGTGGCGGGTGCGCACCAAAAACGGCGATGGCGTGTGGGGTTCCTACAGTGCCGCGGCGACCATCATCATCCGCCGGGCTCCGGCTGTGCCCGTCATCGTATACACGGACTCAAAACCGCGCCCCACCATCCGCTGGCAGTCTGCGGACCAGCAGGGCGTGCGCATCCAGATTGGGGACTATGATACAGGCTGGATGCACAGCACGGCCAAGGAGTTCCGCATGCCGTATTTCCTGCAGGATGGGACATATCCTGTGCAGCTGGCGATAAAGACAGTGTTCGGCGTGGAATCCGCTCCGGCCGTTGGCTCCATTACCGTTCTGAACGTTCCCGGACCAACTATTGACGCCGCTTTCAATGCCCGTTTAAGCGCCATTGAAATATCCTGGGAAACGGACGCCGCGTACGCCGAATACTTCATACTGCGTGACGGTGTCCCCATTACGCGCTCAGCGGGCAGCGGGATCACAGACCGTCTGTGTACCGGAAAGCATGTGTATACTGTGCGCGGCGTCACGCCGGAGGGATACTACGCCGACAGCGCGCCCGTCCATGCCTTCCTGGCAATCGAAAACGCCGTATTGGGGGCCGTTGAGGATGGCGCGCCCTGGCTGAAGCTGCGGCTGCGGGCCGGTGAGAGGCCCGCACATGACGGAAGCTACAGCGCACAGGTGGACTACGTACACTACTACGGCCGCACAAAACCCGAACTGTATACATGCGGCATGGAAGACGCCAGCCACGACTTCGCTTTCACGCTCCGGGACGCCGCACAGATGGATACCCTGCGCGGCCTGCTGGGTTCTGCCGTAGTTTACAAAGACTGCTGGGGCGATGTTGTGATCGGGGTGCTTGGGAACATCCAGGCGGCCCATGGCCGTGCGCGGGATGTACAGTTCACGGTTGTCGAGACAGATCACAGGCAGGAGATCAGCTATGAGTAATGTATCGGTGGAATACCTGTTGCTGCGGGATAACGTGGAGTTTTCACGGCTTACCGCGTTCAAAGGCGGCGGCGCGGCCATTTCAGTGACGGCGGGCGCTGCGGTGAAATGGGCGCTCAGCGGGAAGTTTGCACAAAACAGCGACGTCAACTACCTCACGGATGTGATCCAGCCGGTGCTCACCATCGACGGCGTGCGCCGGCCGCTCGGCAAGTATATCCCTACCGATGCATACACGGAACACGACGGCATGCGGCCTGTGGTGAGCCTTACAGCCTATGACCTGACCTATCTTGCCATGTCCTCGAAGATAGAGACGCGGCTGCATCTGGCAAAAGGGACGCTGTACACGGCAGCCATCCAGGCGCTGCTGGTTGAATCCGGCATCACGGATTTTTTTGTGGAGGAAAACACCGCCACGCTGCAGGCGGACCGGGAGGACTGGGAGCCGGGCACAGACCGTCTCACGATCATCAACGCCCTGGCGGCGGAGATCAACTACAACAGCATCTGGATGGACGGCGGCGGCACAGTACACTGCAGTGCGTTCCGCATGCCGTCCGCGGATGCGATATCCGTGACGTACCGGGATGGAGAGTATTCCATCCAATATCCTGAGTGGACGCAGGCGGTGGATCTGTTTGACCATCCAAACGTCTTTATCGCGGAAGTGGATAACCCGGATCTGGAGACGTCCATGCGGGCCGTATCGGTCAACGACAGACCGGACAGCGTTTTCTCCACCGTGAACCTGGGACGCCGGGTCGTATCCTACGAGAAGCTGGACAACATTGCGTCTCAGGCGGAGCTGCAGGCGTATGCGGACAACAAGCGGTTTAAAAGCCTGCAGTCCACGGAGACCCGTACGTTTTACACCGGTCCCAGCGGCCGGCACGCCGTTTTTGACCTGGTGGAGCTGGTGCGGGATGGTGAAAGCACGCTGTACGAAGAGACAGGCTGGCGGTTGGAGCTGGAGCAGCCGTACAAAATGACCCATACGGGCAAGAGAGTGGTGTATCTATGATCCTGGAGACGTATCAGGAGCAGCAGGCCATCGTGCAGCCGGACCCGCCCGGCCAGTCCTTCGCCACGGTGGGTACTGTATACGAGGACGGCATCGCGCTCATCTTCAACGGGGCGGAAGCAGAAAGTCTGAAGCATTACAAGTGCAACGCGGCCGTGCGGTTCACCGCCGGGCAGCGTGTGCGGATCATTGAGGACAGCGGCACCTATGTGGTGGAGTATCCGGTGGGCGCTCCTGCGCAGAGCATCTACGCGGACAGCGCCGCACGGGCCGCCTATGCATCCGAGGCGGGATATGCGGAATCCGCTGGAAAAGCAGCGACGGCCACAAAAGCAGACACCGCCGCCAGCGCGGGTTCAGCGGATACAGCGAAAAGCGCAGAGACCGCTGAGACGGCGAAAACTGCAAAGAGTGCGGAAACTGCGGTTGAAGCGGAGACCGCGGCCACGGCTGAATCTGCTGCAAAAGCAGACTTTGCCACACGCTCAGGCCAGGTGGACAATCTCGCCGGAAACTATGCGGATATTGTGTTCTCCTACAGCACGCAGGGGACTTTGCTTGTACGGACTACAAAGGACACCCGATGGACCAAGCTCACCGGCTCCGTTATCTGATCAATTTGTCGGAGGTTTTTATGGCTATTTCAATTGAGTTCAAAGACAAATATGTGTACTTTGGGCCGGAGGCCGGCCTGCATACACAAGGCGAAGCACGCGCGGAGGTCTACGACGTCACCGGCCCACGCTATCACGACGGGCACGACCTGTCCGCGATGACCTGGTATGTGCGCGCTTCCCATCCGGACTATATGACGCTCATAAACAAGCAGCTGAGGGTTTCCGTAGATCCCGACAATGAGGGGCAGATTATTATTACCTGGCCTGTGGAGGCGGATTTCACTGCGTATGCCGGACAGTTGGATGTGCATTTTGTGGGCAAGTCCTCCACGGGTGAGGAAATCATCAAGCTGCAGTCCAACGGCTTGCAGTTTGCCGCCAGCGTCGAGGGTACTGCTGCGCCGCCGAAAAATGTGTTTGAGAATACGCTGGAACAAATGCAGGGACTTCTGGACAACGCTGAAAATGCCGCCGCACAGAGTGCTGCGGACGCATCGCGGGCGGAAAATGCTCAAGAGGCTGCCGGGCAAAGCGCCCAGACAGCGCAGCAAGCTCAGGAGGGCACTGCGCAATCTGTTGTACAGAATCAGGCATTGGTACAGCAGATTGAAGGCGATGCTGAGGCTGCGGCCGCCAGTGCTGCGGCTGCAGCGGCCAGTGCCGCAAAGGCGGAACAGCTTGCCCAGGGGTGCAAAGGCTGGTTTGTAAATGTGGCGGCTCTGCGTGCAGCTTACCCCACCGGCACAGACGGCGAATGGGCGATCCTTGGAAGTACGGACAGTATCTGGGTATGGGATGCGGATTCCTCCGATTGGATTAACAGTCATAAGACTACAGATCTTTCCGACTATTACACAAAGGAACAAGCCGATGGCCGATTTCTGCAGATTGACGGCGATGGTGCGGCGGTAACGGTTCCCTTTACTGTCCCGGCGTCACTCCCTGCACTGCCGTCTTCGCCAGCAACGCTGGAGTCTCTCATGACTATGCTGGCCAGCATGCGAAATCGGCTCGCTGCGCTGGAAGAAAGCATGCCGGGCATCGGTGAGTGGTGGTACTCTCCGAATGTCATCACCTACACGGGCGGAGTCAACAGCAAAGCCTTCGCCCGCGTCAATTTTAATGACGATCTCAGCAAAACCGTATACGCAGTGCTCTATGCTAAAATCGGTGATTCACTCAGTTCCGGCGCAGCAGATGGCTTTTTCAACTGTAAAAAATTGGCTGAACGCTTCCCGTTAGCTTACGGTGCTAATTTT